ATCTCGTTGAAGTAACCGCTCGGACCGTCCGCCACGATCTTTCCAGTCGCCGCGACGGTGCAGAAGTGGCGAAGGGTCGCTGTAACGGACTCACCCACGGGCAGCCCCGTCAGCTTGAAGCTGAACGGCTTCGCCATGCCGAAGGCCCCAGGGAACTCGACCTCTCGACGCATGCCGCCACCCGACCCAACCGTGGGACCGACGAGGGATACACCGGGGTTTGTCCCGCCCGTGAGCGTGTGCGAGTTGGTCAGCGTCACGCTCACCGGGAACGTGATCGTCATTGTCCCCGACCCGCTCGCCGTAACCCCGGAGATTCCGGTCGCCGCCGAGATCGCATTGATCGCGGCGGCCACGTCCGCAGCCGTCGCGTTGTAAGCGATGGCAGCGGTCGGCTTCCCGTTGACCTGGATGACGTAGCTGCCACCCGTGGGCGCACCCACCAGCGTGTGCGACCACGTCGCCGCCAGGTTGCGGGTCACCACGAGCCCGAGAAGGTAGTGGCACGCGGCCGAAACTCGCAGGAACACCGATCCGGTGATAAGCAAGCGCCCCGAGGCGGGGACGGTGGCCTTGACCCGTAGCCACCGAGGATCGACGATCGCAGTCGCCGTGGGTGCGATGTACTCGACGGCGGTGGTAGGAGCATGCTCTCGGCTGGGAACGTCGTAGCGCAGGGGGTCCGTCGCCGACTTCAGGTCACGGAAGCTCGGAATGCCGAGCATGGCGAGCGCTTCCATATCGCTGGCGTCAGTGATGCCCCAATCGACGATTGTGATCGGGACGGCGGGGTTACCGGTGGTGTTCACCTGGCGGTAGATCTCGGCGACGCCGTACTGGCTGATCTTCGAGTAGTCGATCGCACCCGGAGCGCTGGCGAGGATCGACCCGTCCGGGTTCCGCAAAGTGACCGTACCGTCCGGGTCAACAATCGTGGCGATGAACCGTTCCTTGCCATCGTTCCACGGAGCAATCACGGAGTCGGGAATGTACTTCTCGACGGCGCTTCCGGTCCAGATGCCGCCTTCGACGACACCGTTCGGATACCAGATATTGTGCGCCTCGGCGCGGGTGAGCGAGCCGTTCGCCCACGGCTGTCCCGGGAGAAGAAGAGTGAGACCGCAGTTGGCGTTCGCGGAGGCGCGGACCCGCGCCCAGATCAGCCGCGCCTTGCCAGCCGCCCGAGTGAACGACTGCTGATATCCCGCCATGTTCGCCGCGGGGCTATCGGGGACGGGCGTGTTCGTGACGACGCCGCCCGCGACTTTGAGCGGGGTGTTGCCGAAGCTGGTGACCGCCTGACCGGTTGAGGCCGCCGCGGGCGGTCCGTCCGGGATGGTGGCCGGCTTGAGCTTGTTCGCACCCTGCGCCACCGCGAGTGCACCAATCGTGGCCTTTTGCGCCACTGAGAACGCCGACGTCGGGTCGGCTTGCACGAGCGTCATCGCCGCGTCGTTCGGGGTCGACGCTTCGTCCACGATCGCCGCGGCCGCCTCGAGCCGCTCCACCGTGTTCTGGTCCACGTCCTGCCACGGCAACGCCGGGAACAGGGTCGCCCCATCCCCCACCTTCATCCGCCGCACGGTGGTGTCGATCCCGAGCTCACCGTCCCGCAGCGGGATGGTGGATGCCGCCCACTGCGCGGTCGTTCCGCGCTTGTGCTGGATGGGGCCTACGAGTTCAGCCATGTCGAGCCTCCTGCTCCTGCCGCACGGCGGCGCGATGATGATGCGCTCCCGTGAGCGCGGGGTAGAAGACGGCGGCGGCCCCCATGCAGAGGACCGCCGCCAGGAAGATTCGGATCACTGACCGGCGTCGTCGCGTTCGGTCTGCGTCTCCCGCCATTCCCGGCGGGTGACGCCCGTGACCACAGCCTCACCGCCCTGGATCTCCGGCTCGTAGTCCGCCGGGATACCGCGAGACAGGATGCTGAAGTACGACGCCCCACCAGCGATCACCGGAGACACGAGCGTCACCCCAGCGACGATGAGCGTCGGGATGAGCTGCACCTCCCCCGTCACCATGCCGAGGATGACCGTCGCCGAGATGCCACCGGCAAGGGCAGTGCCGTACGCCTGTGCGGTCGTGCGGATGAAACCACGCTTGGCCGCGATCTGAGCGTCAGCGGGAATGAGTTTGGAGGTCATGCGGGGTGTCCTTTCAAGACGAAGACCCCGACACGTGCCGGGGTCAGGTGGGTCGGGAACGGCCCGGGGTGGTGTCCTCGTCGATGCCGATGAGGTCCCACTCCTCGGGGGTGAGGTGTGGCATCTGCCGGTCGTGCGGCCACGCGTCGATGAACCGGCGCACAATGCGCTGCAGCAGGTAGGAACGGTCGTCGGCCTTGCGCACCTCGGCGCGGAGCGTCCCGAGCTCTTTCGACATTGCGGTCAGCTCGTTCTGCTGCGTCTCCGCGCGCGCTGAGAGCCGGTTCACCTCGGCGATCAGGCGCTGCACCTCGGGGTCCGGGTGTGGTTTCGCGAGAACGTCGCCGGGGATCTTCTCCGCCGGTTTACCGTCCTCGGTCGTTTTCTTCTTGCGGTTCTGCGCCCACGCGGCCCACGCGCCACCGGCGGCAAGCAGGATCAGGAAGACCGTCTGACCGATCTGCCATGCCTGATCGAACGTCACCATCCGGCTACTCCCTGCTGGCGTCCACCGCCGTGATGGTCTTCTTCCGCACCTCGAGGTGGATGTACACCAGCCGCAGCGCGAACATCCACACGTGCGCCGCGATCGCCCAGAACTGCGGCGACCGGGTCGGCTGCTGGTCGATGAGGATGATGAGCTGCACGGTCGACGAGTAGAGGAACACGGCGATGATTCCGGCGTACCCCGCCCACACCTCCCACCGGAAGTTCGGGCGGAGCGCGCCAAGAACACCGACCGCAGCGACCACGAGCGACGCCACCGCCCACGCCAACGTCACCCAGGGACCCGCGGCGCCCGCGATGCTCGACGGCGTCCACAGGAGCGCACAGAGCCCCATGAAGCCGAAGAACAGGTAATAGCCCGCGAAGATCCAGTTGTGCCACGGGATGCGCCGCGCCCAGACGCGGACTACCCCGTTCGTCATTTCTGGTCTGTGATGTCGCGGTACCCGGCGATCGTGAACGGCGCCTGATCGCCCCCGAGCGTCGGGATGCCCTGCGCGTTCAGCCACTCGATGTACGCGGTCACCTCGGCCTCGTTCGAGAGGCCGGTGTACGCGTTGCGCTTCGTGCCGGCGCCGTGGTCGAGCACCCACGCAGTGCGGACGCCGTCGGTACCGGTCACCCATGCGACGACAACGCCGCGGCGGTCGTGCAGGTGCTCTTCGAGCTCGGTGAACTTCGTGTTGATCAGCTGCTCGATGTCGTCTTTCGCGCCCATCAGTTCGTCCTCCTCAGAAGGGATAGGGACCGCGCCCGAGGACGCGGGTGCGCCGGAGCGCGGGTTCATGTCGATGACGTGCCACGGCTCGTCGGGGTACCCACGGCGGGGCTCGATCATCCCGGGGGTGAGACCGACAGCTCGGCAGTCGGCGTAGAACGCGGCACGGTCGCCGCCATACACGTAGGACCAGTTCGAGAAGTCGACCGCGAGAGTCTCTCGACCCTCCCAGAACCCACCATGCGAAGACGTGCCCGGAGTGGCCGCGCCAATCCCCCACACCTTCTGCGCAATGACCTGCGCCCAGAACGGTCGATAGGTCGTCCAACCGGACCCCGGAGCAAGCTCTCGGCCCGTGCGCTCCCTCGCCTTCGCAATGAGCGCGTAGACCCGGGCGAGAGTGCCCAAGGTCAGCGACCAGTACCAGTCCTTGTCGGTGTCGTTGTACCCCGGCTTGCCAAAACGAGTGAGGTCCTCATCCGGGATGTATCCGTTACGCCACACCATGCGACACGACCTCTCTGCTCAGAATTACTGGAACGCGATCCAGTTGAATTCGACGGGGTTGTTCGGCAGGAGCTGCGACTGCAACTCCCAGTTGTCGCCGACCTTCACCACGCGGGGCACGTACACGAGGAACTGGATCTGCGTTGCGCCGACGGCGCTGACGATGACCTTCCGCAGGGACGGGGCACCGCCGGAGTTGCGGTCGGTGACGACGACGCACGTTGGAGTGAACCCGAGCCCGTGGGTGACGGTGACGACCCCGTCTGACACCGCACCCGCCTGCCCCGCTGTGGAGGTGACGCCGGCGAAGAAGTTCCCACCGGCCGGCATGAGCCGCTCCCACGCGTTGCTCCGGCGAACGAACAACCTCCCGGTGTCCGACTCCGCGAAGATCCACCCCTCGCTGACCTGCGAACTCGTGAGCGCGTTCCGCTGACCGGACGTGCCCTTCAGCAGCCCACCGATCTCCTCGATGCGGTCATACCCCGCCTGAAGGTCAGCGACCGTCTGCGTAGGCGTCGGAGACGCGGTGAGCGCCCCGTTCGCTGCCTTCGTGTTACCCATGCGCCCTACCTCCACGTGATGCGCAACGCACCGGACATCCCGTCCTGCGCGAGCGACTTGAACTCTTCCCAGCCGCCCTGATTCAGGCCGACACCGAACCGCGACCCGCCCGCCTTCAACGCGTCGAACCACTCCTGAGCATTCGGCGGCGTCTGCCACCCATCACCCGGGTTCCACACCGTCGACCCCGACATCGCCGGAACCCCCGCCTTCACGGGATCCGAATGCAACGCGAACCGCGACCCGCCATACCGGCGCCGGTTCCACGCCACGAAAAACTGCAACTGCGGCACCCCATCGACGTAGTGCAACTGCGCACCCGCCGGGATCGTGTCCTTGATCTGCTGCCCGTAGAACCACGCCCCATACGTCGATTCCGACGCCCATGGCTGCGCCTGCCACCACCTCGGCCTATCCCGGTCAGTGGACCCCGCGTCGATCGCACGGAACTCCACCGTCCGCAGCTCACTCCCACCCCCGACAGGAGGGGGCGGCGGGACATCCGGGTCCGGCACATCGACCAGGAGCGTGCACCACGGCTGCGACGACCACTGAATCCCCACCGTGTCACCCGACGTCGGCATCGGATCCGTCGGGGCCACCACCATCGTGAACTTCCCGAAATCGGTCTGCACCACCGCCGACCCACCGGTGATCGTCTCCACCACCCCTATACCGGGCTTCGGAGACGTCGGCCCGATCAACCGCAGCGTCCCGTCGACCGAGTCGACCCACACGGCTTCGTTGATCTGAGGCACCCATGCGGTCGCGAACTGCACTGGTACCCGCTGATCACCCAGATCAACGGAGGCGTTCATCCCGTCCGCGCCGACATACCGGCCGATACGAGGGATGACGGTCGACTTGCGGGTGACTTCCTTGCGTGCCGCGTCACCCACCGTTGCCTCCTACATGTCAGGAACTTCCACAACCGATGTCGTCTCAGCGCCCGCGTGGCTCAGTTTCACGATCCGCACGGGACCACCGTCGAGAAGGAGCACATCGCCCACCTCACGCAGAGGGTTGAACGGTTCGACGATGGTGCGTTGCACACCCCGAAGCCGACTCACCCGCTCGAGCAGCTTCACCGCGTAGTCAGCGCACTGCTGATAGCTGCGAAGGAACTCAGACGCGTACCGGTAGGACTTCACCCCGAACGGCGACATCCCCCCACCGGGGTTCGTGACCCGCAGGAACCCCTCCTGCACTTCAGCGAACGCGTAAATCGGGGCGCCCTCGTCGTCCTTACCCTCGACGGTGACGCTGTTGTACGTGCGCTCCGCCGTCATCTCGATCGGCGCCGACACGACACCTCGGACCACGTCCACAGGGTCGCCCCACGCTTTTGACAACCCCGTGAGCACGCCGTCCGCGGTCAGATGCGGCCACGCACCCAGAAGGTCGAACAACTTCGACGTGACGGCATCTTTTTTGCCCTCGTACGCCATCCCGGCCGGCACCGCGGCATCCTCCGCAGACCGAAGGACGGGAAACCGTGTGACCGACTGAATCTCCTGCCACGCGGAGCGCGACGAAGCCGCTGTCGGCACCTGAAACTCATCGCGAGCGACCTTGGTCAATCGATCCGCAACGTTGACGGTGAAGCTCTCACCGGGCGTGAAAGGTGCCCCCTGGAACAGCATCTGCCGGTCCTCCGCGGAGGGCACAGACTCGATTACGAGTCGCGCCATCGGGATGCGGTCCTGGAACCTCCCCGCGCTGACCAGCAGGTCAACCTGCAGCTCGGCGCCGAACGGGGAGAACCAGTCACCAATCTCGCGGGGCACCATTGATCGTCCGAACGCGTCGGACCACACGATCGGTACCGACCCCGACGCGACGACGAACCGCCCGAGATCCCATGAGATGTCGGGCTCTCCGATGTTGAGCCCCTGAATGCGGCGTTCCCCGTCGTACATGAGGTCCGCCGTCCAGACAGCGTCAAACCCTCCGCGGCCCTCCGCCAGATCCGTGATCAGCTGACGTGTGACGTCCTGCGATGAGCGCATCCGTCACCCCCATTCACCCCGACGCGCCGGCCAGCGCCCAGTCCGTGTCCATCTCGTCGTACGACGAGTACGCAGCGTCCCGCTCCGAATATGACGCGTAGGAGACGTCCAGATCGGTGTACGACAGAGGTGACACCTGCAGGCCGGGCGCGGGGCGTGCGATCTGCGTGACGTTGGATGAGAACTCCGTCCAGTGCTCTTCACCCGTGTACCCGCCGTCGGTCTCCGTCAAGGTCTTCACGTGACCGTAGAAACGGCGCGGCAGGATGCCATGGTGCGATCGGATCAACCACACGGGCAGTTGCGGATCGTTCTGCGTTCCAAGCGTCGCGCGAACTCGCGCGGCCATGTCCCGGCCTGCCACGGTGAACTGCAACGCGACATCCTGTGCGGCCTGCCGCGGGCCGGATCCAACCAGCGTCGGAAACACTGACCCCTGCACGCGCACTAGCTCCCCGGGCGCCTCCCGGTCGAGTTTCGGCCACGACCCGGACATGTTTAGCACGACCGCGTTCAGGTAGGGGTTGAGCGGCTGTTGCAGCAAGCACGCATCGTCTTCGCCGACCCACGGCAGGGTCGTTTCCCCTATCGGTACCCTCCCAATGCTGTTCCCATCGGCGAAGCACTCGACTTCGTACGCTGTGGGCACCTCGAACCCGGCCTCCACGTCCAGGTGCCCGAAAGCGGTGGTGAGCGGGCGCATGACTGCTCCGGGGACGGTGTCGCTGTACCCCTCGCTGCTCCACCACAACGTCACCGTGTCGGTGCCCGCAGGCAGTGCCACCGATAGAGTGTCCGGTGTGCCCGCGTCGAAACCAACGGATGCATCTGCCGGGCCTCCGCCGTCCATCGACGGTGAGGCGGTGTCCCCGGGCCCGCCCCCATCAATCGAGTCCGCATCGACGATGCTGATTCGAATGTGGGGGACGGGGGCGAACCCGGGCTCCGCTGTGAGGGATGCGATCATGCCGACTTCCTTCCTCCGGCCCACGCGCGATCGTCGGCGGATGCCGCAGAGGCCACCTCGCCACGCGCTTCCACACGCATGCGGCCTACGAGAGCCCCGTCGACGTCTCGAACCTCGAGAACGGACGGCGTCCCGCCGCCCTTGCGCATGAGGCCCCACTGCTCGTCGGTGAAGACGGGCTCGGGACGACCGGAGAGGTTCATCGCGATGCCACCGTGAGGCAGCCACCCACCGTCGTCGTACAGCTTCGGCACGACGCCGCCGTTCGCCATTGCGAGGTGCACGTGGTTGTAGTGCTGCGCGCGGACGGCATCCGACCACCCGTCGAACGGCTGACCGTTGAGGAGCTGCTTCTTTCCGGCCGGGCTGTAGATCAGCTCGGACGCGTTCGGGAACAGCTTCGCGACAGCGTCGAAGGTCGCCATGGACGCCGGGATCAAGTCGATGGCACGCCCGAGGGCGTGGTACGACTGGCCACCGTTCGCGGTGACCGCACCCGGACGTGCGGCGCTGGTGAGCACCGCGCCCGGCACACCGGCCTGCACGATCTTCCACATCGCTTCCCAGCCCATGCCGGCGCCACCCACCGACGACGCCGACGGGAACATGCCCGCCAACCCCTTCAGCGTGTTGCCCGCGAGACCCGCGATGGTGCGACCGAAGATGTTCTCCCCGGACGCCATCGGAGTGATGATCCCGTCGATGACGTGCTTCTGGATCGCCTGCCCCGGGTTGGTGAGGAACTCCCACGCCATCGACGCGGCACGGGTGATCGTGTCCCACACGTCGCCCGCGAACGTCCCGGGCCCGTCACCGAACGGCAACTTCCCAGCACGGGCCGCAGCGTTCAGCGCGTCAACCCCGGCAGCACCGCCCACGAGGCGGGTGAACTCCGGGCGCATGATCGCTTCGCCACCGGAGAGCGCGAGCCCACCGGCCGTCGGCGACCAGAACTGGTGCACGTCCCGACCCGGGGTGTACCCGGGCATCACGCCACCCTCGGCGAACTTCACCAGGGGCGCCTTCGGCAGGGCCATGTCGTCTAGCTTCAGCTCGTGCACGAGGTCGTTCCAGAACGAACGGAGCCCGTTGTTCCAGATCGTGTCCAGCACGAAGTTGATCGGCGCGGCGGCTGCCTGCTTGATGCCCTCCCACGCCTTCGCCACGGCTCCGGCGGTGGCCTCGAACGCCTTCCCGATCGCGTCGATCCCGACACCGAAGGGTGCGAAGACGTTGTCACGGATCCAGTTCCACGCGTTCGAGATCGCCCCGCTGATGCCGTCCCATGCGGGCTTGATCGCGTTCTCGTAGAGCCACCCGAAGATGATCCCGAGCCCATTGATCGAGGCCGTGATGTATCCCACGATCGGGGAGATGATGTTCGTCCAGATCCAGTTGAAGACCTCGCCGATCGCGGCGAACACCGGCTGCACATACTGCTCCCACAGGATGCGGAAGCCGAGCCCGAGCAGGTTGACGTAGTCGACGATCCACCCGATGACCGGGCTGATCACGTTCGCCCAGATCCAGTTGAAGATGTCGCCGATGGCCTTGAACACGGGCTGGACGACGTTCTCCCACAGCCACACCGCGACGGCACCCCAGAAGCGGAAGTAGTTCACGACGAGGTCGACGGCGAAGCCGATGACCCCGGCGACCGCGTTGACGACGGTCCCGATGCCGTCGAAGACGGGCTTCAGGATCGTCTCGTAGACCCACACGGCGATCTCGCCAATGGCCTGGAACACCGGCTGGATGACGTTCTCCCACGCGGCGGTGAAGAACCCCATGATGTTCGTCCACGCCTCGCCGAGGAAGCGGGTGAACTCGCCCCAGATGGCCTGCCCGAGCTCGGTCTGCGTGAAGAACCAGATGAGCCCGCCCACCAGCGCCGTGATGGCGGTGATGATGATGCCGATCGGGTTCGCGCGCAGTGCCGCGTTCAGCAGCCACTGCCCGGCTGCGGCGACGCGTGCCGCCGTGCCGGATGCCACGGTCGCGAACGTGCTGCGCACTGTCGCCGCCGCCGCTACGTTCGTGGCACCCGTGGATGCGGCCTTTGCCATCGCGAGCTGTCGCTCGATGCGCACCGAGTTGTTGCGCATGATGTTGTTGGCGAAGTAGATCGGCGCTGCCGCAAGCTCACCCGCGCGCAGCGCGAGAGTCGCGTTCGCGACGGCCGCCGATGCGAAGCGCCAGGCGACGAAGCCCGCGACGATCAGCGGCATGAACTGGATGATCGTGTCGACGTTGTCCGCCAGGAACGACAGCACCTGGGTGAGCACGTCGACCCCGCCGGCGGTGATCTTCGCCGCGGCCTGCCCGACCTTCGGGAGCTGCGCGCCGAACTCCGACAGCGCCGGCGACAGCGTCTGCAGGGACGCGCCGATGCTGGACGCTGCGCCCGAGAAGTCGCCCGAGGTGAGCGACGAGAAGAACGACCCGACCGCGTCCCGCGCGCCGAGCACGAAGGTGACGAATCCGGAGTCCTCTTCGACGTTGAACGCCTCGCGCAGCGCGGTCGTGAAGTCGCCTTTCACGATGAGGTCGTACAGACCAGAGATGCCGTTGCGGATCCCGAGAATGACGGAGACCGTGGTCGAGTCCTCTTCGAGGTTGAACGCCTCACGGAACTTGCCGGTGAAGTCGCCCTTGGCGACGAGGTCGTAGATGCCGATGACACCGGACTCGACCTTGGTGAAGTCGATCGCCGCAACCCATGCGGTCATGGAATCGATCCACGGGCCCAGCCACTTGCCGAGCGCGTCACCGGCCCGCGCGGCGATGTCCTCGAGGGGACCGAGCGCGGTGGTCATCGCCTGGATGGCGGGTGCGACCTTGGGGAACAGTCCGGACATGAGTCCGGCGCCGATTCGACCCAGGGAGGCGATGAAGTTCTTCCAGGATCCGCCGACCGTGTTGCCCATCTCGGTCGCGACGGTGCCGGCGGCGGAGGTCATGGCCTCCTGGAACTCGGCGAAGCCGATCTTCCCCTCGGACGCCATCTTGAAGATCTCGTCGGTGGTCACACCGAACTTCTTCGACAGCTCCTGGTAGATCGGGATGCCGCGGTCGGCGACCTGCTGTAGCACGTCGTTCTGCGCTTTGCCGAGGGACGCGACCTTGGCGTAGATCGAGCCCATTTCGCCGATGCCGGTTCCGGCGGCGGCTGCGCTGTTCGCGACGGACTTCAGCACGCCCTCGAGCTGCTGGCCGGGCTTGATCTGCGCGGCGACGAGCTGCGCGGCGACGGTGGACGCGTCGCCGAGGCCGAAGGCGGTGCCTTTCACCGCGGACAGCGCGTTGGCCATCACGTCTTTGACGGTGTTCGCGTCGTTGCCGAGACCTGTGAGCTTCGCCCGGGCGTTGTCGATCGCGTCGAGACGCTGGAAGCCCTTGAACAGGGCCGTGCCGAGCGCCGCCCCGGCGACGGTACCCACACCGATCGCTCCGGCCTTGAGCACCGACCCGATGCCGGAGAGGATGCTCGAACCGATGTTGCGTCCGGCTGATGCCGTCGCCGGGGCGGCCTTGCCGAGCTCCACCGCGATGTCGCGCGCGGCGCCCGGCATCTTGACCTGCAGGGCCACGTAGGCGTTGGCGATCTCGATCCCAGTGGCCATGCAGTGCCTCCTCAGGTTCTCGACCGTCTCCGGACGCGTTCGGCGTGGCGCTGCGCCTTGGACGCGGTGCTTTTGCTCTTCTCGCGCGCCTCGGCGCGCAGCTCGGCCGCCGGGCGCGGCAGGGGGATGCGCTCAGGTTTGGGGCCTTTGCCTTCGCCCTTGTGCCAGAGCAGCCAGTCGAGGCGGTGCACGACTTCGCTGGCGAACAGGGATTCCTCGCTGAGTGCGAGCACGCCGCCGGTCTCGCGCCACAGCGCGCACCCCGGAGGGAGGTGGGCGACGTAGTCGGCCAGCTCCATGAGGTCACGCTCGGGTTCGGTTCTCCCGTCCGGCAGGAGGCGCAGACCGTAATGCGTCTGCAGTGATGCCCGTAGGGCGCCCTCGTGGTCGGCGAGGGCGCCCACGAGCGTCAGGAGTTTGGGTTGAGCGCCTCGAACATGCTCACCGTGAACTCGGCGACCTTCTCCGAGTCGACGAACCCGTCGTCATCGGTGTACTTCGCGGCGACGGCCTCGTGCTGCTGTTCGCCGAGCATGATGTCGAGCACCTCGACGCCGGCGAGTCCGTCCCCCTTGCGTGCCTTCGACATGAGTCGCGCGACGCGGTAGTCGCTCGCGGCGCGATCCTGGATGTCGATCGTGAGGCCGTCCACGGTGACACGCTTCGCGGGCACCTTGCGGGTCTTCGGGTTGCCGTCGTCGTCGACGCCGTTTGGGACGTCGATCTGCACCTCCTCGTACGAGGGGCCTTCGGTCTTGGTCTTACGGTCCTGAGGCACGGTCGCGCCTTCGGGAATGTTGGGCATGGCAGTCTCCTCCGACTGTGTGGTCTCCGACGTGGATGGGAAGGTGGTGGGCGGGGCCGTCGGAGGAACACCCCGCCCACCGGTCTGGTGAGCTCGTCAGTCGGTCTGCGCGGCCAGCAGCGCGGGCTGCGGGTCGGGCTGAACGTCCTTCTCGTCGATCTCGTGACGGTTGCCGAACCGGTCGAGGCGGTACGTCTCGGACTCGGCCTTCTTGCGCGTAGCCATCAGGCGGCCTCGAGGTCGGTCTCGAACGACGTGTAGTCGCCGATGATCTCGCCGATGAACGGGTAGTTCACGAGATCGTTGTTGATGGTCTTGTCGCCGTTGGGGGCAATCTCGAAGCGCGGGATGATGAGGCGCGCCTTCACGTCGTCGTCGTCGTCGTCGAAGAAGTCGATGACGGCTGCGCGAACAGCGATGCGCTGGCCGGGGCTGCGGACGGCCTTGCGGACCCCCTCCGACACGGTCACCGACTTCTCGATGTACCGGAGGGAGTTGGTCTGCGCCTTGTTCTCGAGCGCGACGAACGTCCACGACGTGCCGCCCTCGTTCACGCGCGTGCGGATCACGCCCTGCTTCTGGAAGCCGCGCTTCTTGTCGACGGAGCCGCTGAGCGATTCAGTCATCCCGTCCGGGTTGATCCATCCGACGTCCTCGAACAGGGGATCGAGCGCTCCGTCGATCGTGGACGGGAGGACGGTCCCGAACGGTGCGAGGAAGACGCTCGAGTCGCCGTAGATGCGGGCAAGTTCCGCGTTCACGGTCATGTGTGTCTCTCTTTCGTGTGGAGCCGGGCATGACCGGCGGTGGCGTCCGCGCGAGCGCGCGGGCGAGTTAGCGGGCGGCCCTCACCCGCAAGCGGGCGGTGAACCGGTAGCGCGGGACCTCGGTAACGGGATCCGGCGCGAAATAGGGGCGCGTGGCCTGAATTTGTCGCACGAGCGGCATACCGGACGACTCGTTGAGCAGCACGTCACGGGCCATGAGGGCCAGCGCGCCGGCGTCTTCGTCATCGTCCGACCACGCCTCGATCGTCAGTTGCACGTCATCGACGACACGGTTCACACCATCGCCGCCACTCCCCCAGACACGAACAAATCGCGTGGGACGGGCGGTGGGCACGCGGAGACTGACGGCGACGTTGTCGAGACGTTCGGAGAGGAAGGCGATCACTTCGGCTTCGGTGTCGGCGAACTTCATCGCTGCACCTGCCCAAGCGCATTCTCGAGTACCGCTTCGCGCATTTGCCGGCGCCGAGCCCGTCCATCCGTTGTCTGGACGTAGCCGCGCGCCGTGTACGGGTGGGGACGGGCAACGTACTCGAAACCCTCTCCTGCATTGGCTGCCATCTGCCGCCCGATGCGATCGACTACGGCCTGCACTGGCGCCGATGTCATGATCGCGTTGATACCCGAGAGATTGAGCTTCACGTCGGCCACGGGATATCCCCTATCCGTCGGAGCGGCCCGCCTCGCTCGGTCGGTTCCAGCGCGTCGGCGCGTGAGCGAACGGCTGCGGGTCGCCGATAATCTTGAGCGGCTCGCCACCACGGATGATCACGCGGCATCCGGCGAGCGACTCAGTGAACGTCTTTGGCCAGATAAGTGACCACTGGACACGTACACCGGCGGGGCGGGCGGAGTCTTCTATGTCGTCGCGGGGCCCCGGGGTGACGAGGACGTCGTCGATGGCTTCGTCGCGCCATTCGTAGCGCGGCTCGTTGCGCGTGTTCCGTCCAACTTCGACCGACCTTTGCAGGGTGACGGTCTCGCCTATCAGCACCGCCACGACGCCCCCTGTTGGGCATGCGTCCCGCCGAGCTGTGCCGGACGGTAGCTTCGAGCCACGTCGATGTCCGACGGAGACAGCGTGATCTGCCCTCCGACAGCCCAGGCGGCAAACGTGCCGCCCTCGTTGAGCGGCCCCGCCGTCTCCTGGAACTGCGTCATTCCAGCGCGGGCGCGCTTGTCGACGTCGAAGGCCCCGGCGACCGCCGCGGCTACGGTCGTGCGAACGAGCTCGGGCACGTTGTCCTCGCCGAACGAGAAGTCGACGCGGACGAATGCGACGGTGGTGTCGCGGAGGGTGAGGACAGACGCGAAGCGCGTGAACGCGATCGAATTGCCGTCGTCGTCGGTGACCGTGTGCACGTCGACGATGGGGGTCTCCGCGAGGCGCACCTCGCCAGCGTGCGAGCGCAGGCGGTTGGTGCGGCGTCCGGGGGTGAAGGTGCGTCGAGCTTCCTTGCGGAAAAGCTCGGAGGCTTTGGTGAGCGCGGCGTTCACGCGCTGCTCCTCGGAGGAGGTCAGATCACGGCCAAGCGACTCCACGACGTCACTGGCAGCGGCGAGGGGCTTGTATTCGTCAGCCATTGATCTGACCTCCTCTCTGGTGTGCGGGGTGTCAGGCCGCGGTGATGGCGGGCGAGGTGCCGCCAGTGAACGCGCCGGACGCCGTGAAGGTGCCGATGCGCTCGTTGAAGGTGACGGTCTTGGCGTTACCCGGGAAGGCGTTGCCGGAGACCTTGGCACCGGAGACGCCGGTGAGCTCGTTGAGCTCCTTAGCGATGTCCGTGTTGGAGGCGTTGTACGCGATCGCGTCGGTGGTCTGACCGTCGACGGTGAGCGTGAACATGCCGCCGGTGGGCGCGCCGGTGATGGTCAGCGTGTAGCTGGCCTTCTCGGAGCCGCCGGCACCGAAGGTGACCTTGATCGCGCGCTGGAACTTGAGGGCGACCTCGTCGTTCTCGTCACGGATGATGGCGCCGGTGTCGGCGTCCTGCTCGGGGTCGAGCACCGCGGTCGCGCCGGCGAAGGCGTGGACGATGGAGCGGTCCTTGAGGTGGTCGCTGTCGTAGTCCCACAGCTGGGTGACGGCGAGACCGTTGCCGGCCGCGACGCCGCCGCCCTTCGCGACACCGTTGGGAACGGCGGGCGCGACGGTGGCGATGGCGATGGCGGTCTCGTGCACGAAGTACGACTCGTCGTCGCCCAGCGCGTCGAGCTCGACGATCGTCCAACCGCCCAGGCGACCGACGACGCCCTCGCGCAGCGCCTCCGGGAGTCCGGCGGCGTCCACCTCGAGCAGCTTGTCGTGGGTGGCGATGGCCTCGGACACGTTCGCACCGACCAGCCAGTAGCGACCGGTGAGGGGCCAGTGAGCCTTCTGCGCGAGCTTGCGCGCGCGGACGGCGACCTTGCGGGCGTCGCTCTCGATCGCGTTGCCGGAGGCGGGGTTGAACGTCACGCCGAAGACGAACGACGCCACACGCAGCGCGCCGACAACGATGTTCTCGAAGAAGTCGAGGATCGCCTGCACCTGCGGCGCCTGGACGTCGCGGACGTAGTCGACCTCGTCCAGGGTCTCCTCCTCCGGCGACAGCGCGACAGCGCTGTAGATGTGCCGGTTGAGCTTCACCTGGATCTTGCTGTTGGCGAGACGGTCGACGACGATCGCGTCGTCACCACGCCACGGCTTCTCGCGCGCGACGAGCACGGCGGGACGCTTGATGTTGACGACGTCGCCCTCAGCGCCCTTGAAGTCGCTGATGCCGAACTTGTAGGTGAACAGGCCGGGGGCCTTCACCTGACGACGGAGCAGAGCGAGCGCGGTAGCCGCGAGCTTCTGCCCCTTGACGAAGATGTTTGCCACGATTCCTCCTCAGGATGGTTGGTGGGCCCGTGAGCGTTCGTGGCGAACGTCTCCGGGGGTGTCAGCGGGCGGTAGCCGCGTTGACGATGTCGTCGGCCGACATGTCGCCGTCGCCGATCTGTTCGCCGTCGCCCTGCCCGTCCGCGGACGGCGCCGCGGGCTTCTTCGGCATGAGCTCGAGCAACTCATCGGCGTGCGCCTCGAGCTCCTCACGAGTGGACCCGCGAAGCGCGGACGCCGGGACGCCCTTCGCCTTCGCGACTTCCGCTGCCGTTGCGGCTGCGGCGTCCTTCGCTTCTCGTTCGGCGATGAGCTTCTCGGCAGCTTCGGCCCGGGCGAGGAGTTTCTCCTGCTCGGACTTGTTCGCCTCTTCGAGCTCGTCGAACTTCTTGGCTTTCTCGGCGTTTGCCTTGGCCTGCTCCTCGTTCTTGCGGGAGAGGGCCTTCCACTTCTCGGCTTCGGCGCGCGCCTTGTCGAGGTCGCTGTCGCCGCCCGTTTCGGGCTTTTTCTCGCCGCCGTCGCCGCCCTGGTCACCTTCGAGGTAGCGCAGGAACGGTCGGTGCCAGCTCGGGGCGGGCAGCGGGCCGAGGGTGGGTCGGATGTCGGACATGGTGATGATCCCCGTTTCGGAGTGGTGGAGGCGACCCCGTTTCGGGGCGCCGGGAACCCGCGGGTGCGGGTGATCAGGTGAGGTCGTCGGGGCCGGTGAAACGGTCCTGACGCCAGGTGAGGGTGGGGCCGAGCTCGCCGTGCTCGCGAGTGACGATCAGGTCGGTGAAGTCGCTGATGCGCCGGCCCTTGGCGTCGGTCTTGCTGCGGCCGAGGTCGACGGCGCTGCGGTCGAACCGTCCGATCTGTTCCCAGATTTCGGAGTGGGTGTCTTCGAGCGTGTCCCGGTCGATGGCAATGCCGGGGTCGCGGGAGGCGCGCATGCCGCGCTCTCCGCAGTCGCACCCCGGGTGCAGCGGTTGCAGTTCGCCGATGCGGTAGCGCTGCGTCGCGGCGATGACGCACAGCGCGCAGTTCTCGCGACCGGACAGTACCCGCTCGGTGTATTCGAACCCGGTTGCGGCGTACGCGTCCCGGGACTGCCGACTGCGCGCCTGCTGCAAGTCGCTCGCAACGAGGGACAACATCCGGGATCGCCCGGCGGCGCGAGCGACGTCGAAGCTCTTCCCGCCGGCGAGGGCGGTGTAGGTCGTGATCGCGGGGCGGCGGTACACCTCGGCGGCGGGGATGCCCCGGTAACCAATGACCCGGTCGCGGTCGATGCCCGGCATGGCCCCCACGCGCTGACCATCGAGCTTGGCGGTGCCCTGCACGAACGCGTTCGCGAGGGCGGCGGACTGCATCTGCCCGCCCTGCACCGCCGGGGTGACACGACTGATGATGCGGTCGACGTCTTCGTCGCGGAGCTCGCGGGATCCGTCCCACACCGCGGCCGCGTAGGCCAGGGTGCGGGATCGGATGCCCGCGTTCTGCCGCATGTACTCCGCGGTCAGGGTGTCAGGAGTTAGCTCCGCCATCGGTGATCGCTCCCGTCAGCGCCGCCTGCTGCAAGAGCTCGGCGGCACGGTTGGCTTCCTCGCTGTCGATCTCGTCCGGCGACATGCCCCAGATGTACTCGTCGATCCACCGTTGAGAGCGACCGGAGCCTTTCGCCGCGAGAGCGGCCGCGGCCTTCTCAGTGAGCGATACATGCTCGGGCGATTCGAAAGTGACGTTTACGGTCTCGTCCTCGTCGAGGCCGAGGATCCGCAGCGCCGACAGCAGTGCCGCTTCCATCGGCGCGCCGCACCGGTTGATGCGGTCCTTGGCCTTCTGGATCTCGCCCTTGTGCGCGTTCGCGGCGCCCGCTGCGGATTGGTTCTGCCCCTCGGGAATGAAAACGTCGATCGGGGTGCGCATGACCGCGGCGAAGTCTCGCGCGTCGGTCTTCTCCCCCTCGAGCAGGGGTCGGATGTCGACCGCTTCGGACTCCCACACGTCGATCTCGTCAGGCAGGTCGATCAGTGCGCCCGGGGCGAAGTCGAGGCGCTTGCCCCAGTCGATGTCGTTGCCCTCTTCGTCAGTGGGGGGCAGACCCTTGAGCGCGCGTGCTTTGAACGCCTGGTAAGCGGTGACGACGAGGCGCTGCAGCTTGCCGAGGTTGATGCGGTCGATGACGTCGATGTGCGGCTCGAACTCAGCTACGCCGTCCTCGTTTTCCATCGCGAACACCGGTACGGGCCCGTCGTACTCTTCCGGGTCACCGTCGAGCACCCAGTCGCCGGCGATCGTCCCGCGAATGGTGCCGTTCTCCGTCTTCACCGTACGGACGAAACGCTGTCGGATGCCGGGCACCCACACCTGCGCGTAGTCCTGCTCGGTGTCGTTGTCGCGCCACGCGCGCAGTGCTGCGCGGGCTCGCCACGGCTGCGACGGATCGGGAGCGGTGATGACCTTCTCGGGCGGCTCCGACGTAATGACCGGCTCACCATCGCGGATACCGGTGATGAGGTACGACACCCGAACAGTGAGCATCGTGCGCACCGCGTCGGCGAACACCACGGAGAGGCGGTTGTCGCGCCACACCTTGCGCAGCGCCACGACCGCAGGACTCGTACGTGACGACCCGACGCGGACACCGGTCGGAACGATGCGGCCCGCGAGGGACTGGCACGCCAGGCCCGCGTAGTTGGTACGCGCCTTCTTCTGGAACGCCTGCCATGAGGCTTTCGTGTTCGACCCCATCACAGGCATCGGAGCGTTTCCGGAAGCGTAGCTGCGCAGCTCCGCGATCCGAGGCGCTCGAGCATCCATCCGCTTGGCGAGAATCGGAAGCCATTCCTCCGGCGTACGGGCCATCGGTTCCCCCTATCTCAGCTGTCGCGGCATCCGGCTCCGCGAGCTCGCGGTGACGCCCTTACCGATCGCGTCGTTGCCGGCGGCGAAGGCGAACGCAGCCCCGTAGGTCGCGTCGATCTTGCCGTAGTCCTGGTTGTCGTCGGCCTTCTTCAGCACGTACCCCGCGCGGCGCGGGTCGCGACGCGCATTGAGGAAGTGCCGGATGACGGCCGGGTCACCGTCGAAGGTGACCTCGACCTGACGGATCGAAGAGTAGAGCTGATCGAACGTCTCGCAGGTGCGCGTGACGTCCTTCTGCTTCCACCGGATCGGCTCGGCCACGCTCATCTTCGCCTTCAGGCGCTTGTGGTGCGCGGCCTCCCACGACTTCACCTCACCCGCCCACCCGGCGGACGGGTCGGCGTAGAACCCGACCACGTTGTAGTCGCGGAACGCCTTCGCGACGGCCTGCTCGATCTCGAGCTTCGGCGGCCGCCACCCCTCGCCGGTGGGCCCGTCGGGCTGCTCCCACATGCCGATGAGGAAGAAGTGCCGCTGCGTCACGGAGTAGCCCATGAGCACGGTCGAGTCGGCGAGGTGCTTGTCCTTGCGCCCCTCGGATCCGTCGAATCCGAGCGTCACCGGCTCCGATTTGCCGACCGTCTTTCCGGCGCCTGCCTCCACGCATGCGCGGATCTCGGGGTCGGACACGTACGCGTCGCGCGCGGCGTCGATCTGGTTGAGGAAGTCGGCGCGCATCACGGCGGGGTCGTTCGCGGTGTCGAAGAAGTCCAGCGCACCGCGGTGAACATCGAACCATCCGGGCGCGCACGGCGGATCGTGCAGGAGGCACCCGTCGACGTGCTTCGCTGAGTCGCCGTAGGCGATGCGGAGCCCGTGGACGAGGGAGTCCATGTCGTCGATCTGGGTGCTCGCCGGCGCGGGCCGGTGGTCGAAGTAGATCGAGCGGACGTCCTCGAGGTTCTTGTACTTCCCGGACTGGATGTCAGACCAGAACTCGAAAGACTGCTCCGCCACCGACCGCTCGCCGAGCGTGTACGCGTTCGGGGTCTCGATCGTGACCCCGCCCAGCTTGGTCGCGTTGTTGCGGAGCGTCTGCGCGAGCTTCACGCCACCGTTCGAGCGCACCCACGTCTCGGTCTGGTCGAGGGAGGCCGCGACCGCCTTGAACCCCTTGATCGTCGTCGCCGACGACGTGATGGGGACGATGCGGCCGCGCTCAAGTGCGACAAAGGAGTCCATCGGCTCGAGGTTGAACTCGTCGGGCGCGGACCCCTGGCGGAGCATCTCGAGCAGCGGCTCCCAGGTGTTCTTCGTCTGCTCCTCCGACACCGCGGCGATAGCGACGTACGGGGTGCGCACCTTCGACCATGGCTTGCCGACAGGCTGCCCGTCGGCGTCCCACCCGTCGGGCACGACGTCGAAGATGCCCTCGGCGATCATGATGCCGCCGACGAATGGGGACTTTCCCCACCCGCGCGGGCGGATGAGGGATCCGCGGTGGATCATGCGGCGCCCGGTGACGGGGTCGATGCGATAGAGCTCGTTGAGGAACTCTTGCTGCTCTACGGTGAGCACGAACGGGTCGAAAATATCGTCGTCGCCGGCGTCCGGGCGGCCGAGGTACGCGGCCATCTGGTCAGCAACCGACCACCCGAGTGTCGGGAAGTCGCCCTCGAACTGCGGCACCCAGGGCATCAGGCGGAATCCTTCCGGGTTATGCCGCGCATCCGGTCCCGAGACGACGTCGCGCGGTCGACGCGCTCGGCCGACTCGACCTCCGCAGTCGTCGCGAGAGCGAACTGCATCCGCAGGCGCGCGCGGTCCTCCGGGGTGAAGCCATACTTGGCCTCCCGCAGCCGCAGCTCGCTGGCGAGCTTGAAGTCGCCCTTCCAGAACTGCGCGTGGATCATCGCCGTCTCGGCCAGGTACGCCCAGTCCATCTCGGTGAACTCGGCCGCGAGCGGGTGACGCGACAGCATCTCCCACCACGTCCGGGTGGTGGTTGGCCAGGTGAAGCGCTTCTTGACGACGGTGACGTTGCCGTCCTCGTCCTTGCTCGGCTCATCGAAGTAGAGCGTGGGGAGCTTCGGCTGAGAAGTCGGCTGAATCTCGAGCACGCGCAGCTCGACAGCATCCTTGTTCCGGCGCGCTCGCTTGTTGGCGTCCTTGGGCGCGGGTCCGCGTCCTGGCATCTGTCACCCCGTTTCGGGTCGCCGTTCGGCCCGTTTCGGGCTCGACAGCACGAGGCCGATACGCCCCTCTCTCGCATCCGCCCCAGTCGGCACGCATCCGCGCCGAGATCGGCCGCGCACGGGGCGCAGAGCCGCTGGTAGGGGCACATGGGCAGAATCCCCAGACCCGTACACACTGTGAACACCAGCGCCTCTCCGCGAGAACGTCGGTGGGGGCGGGGGGTCCCCGGGTGGGTCTGGGAGGCGGTCAGCGGCGGCCTGGGTGTTTCTCGCGTGGGTGGCGGGCTGAGGGACGCCACACGGCGCGGCGGGCTGTGGCGGCCTCCTGCTGCGTCTCACGGTTGTGATGCCATGAGCAGAGAGTGCGGACGTCGGCGACGGTGGTGCGCTCACCCGGTGTCCACTGACTCAGATGGGCAGCTTGCAAGTCATGTGTCTCGGCGCAGCGTGTGCCATCGGACAGGTCAGCGACACATCGATGGCCGTCGCGCTCGAGGCATGCAGCTCGGACAGCGGCGGGCACGTGCGTCGGTCGGCTGTTCTCCCACGGCATCAGTCGCTCATCGTGGAGAAGTCGTTCGTCTGATCGCGCAGGAAACGCACGGCGTAGTCGGCGAGGCCGAGAGCCATGAACGAGTTGAGGGTGCCGGGGTGCTCGACCAGTGCGCCGTGAAACTCACGGCCATCGTTGAAACCGACCTGACCGATCGCTAGCACCCACCCGACCACCACGGTGTTGTCCGTGGTGCCGTCGTCGTTCACATCGTTCTCGTTGCCCCAGTCCTCAAGGAGACGGTGGTGGTCGCGGACAGCCTGCTCGATGCGTTCTACCGATGCCTTGTAAGCCGGGTCATCGAGGATGCTCTCGGCCATCAGTCGCTCCCCCTCACAACGGTGTCGCCGTCCTCGTCCAGGTCAGCCATCAGCACGTCACAGCAGACACCCCACGCGGGCTCACCACACACACCACAACGAGGCATCGCTACAAGCTCACCGGAACTGCCGTGCCGATGACCTGCGACACGGTCTCGCAGCGCCACGGGCACGGCAACGGGTAGCTCTCGTTCACGTCCGCCCATTCGCGGTCGGTGGCCTCGCACCGGGCGCACACGTGGACATGTCCGACCATCCCCCGAAACCGCAGCACGGTCACGGCAGGCCGAGTGCACCCCTGCACGTCGCAGCCGAGAGTCTTCTCGTCCATGTCACTCTCCGTTTCCGAACAGCCACCACAGGAACCCATGCCACGAACGACGACCGAACAGAACCACAGAGACGCCCGCCGCCACGCACACGGTGCACAACAGGGTGAGTCTCATGTGCGGCTCCTTTGCCGGCAAGTGTCCAGCCGTGGACAGGTATGAACGGGGCGGGTCCGGCTCGGGGTGCCTTGGCGGGTTGGACACCGCGCACCCGAAGTTGTCGAAAGGCCCGCCCCGCTCGGCTCAGCTCCGGGTGGGCCAGGCGAAACGGCGCTGGCCGTCGCCGGCGCTGACCGACGTAACCCAGAGCGTGTCGTTGCCGTCGAGGAAGACCTGCCCGTTGACGGACGACTCGGGCGTCTTGCCCCACGTCTTGACGATGAGCATGGGCAACACGTCACCGGCGTTGGCCGGGTTGCCGGCGTGCACCTGGAATCCGCTCGGCTTCTTCGCGATGCGGGGGTCGTTGTAGGGGTTGGCCTGATAGGCGAGACGATCCGCGCGACGGCGGTTGATAGCCTCGGCGTCGCTCTCCGAGAGCGTGTACAGCACGATGCGGCCAACGGTGGGCACAGGATTCTGGACGGTTGCGGACATGGGTTCTCCTTGAGAGCGTTGATGCGGCGGTTACTCAACCCCGCGATCGCGCGAGGAAGCTGTTTGCGGCAGGGTGCCCGGTGCGTCATCGCAACCCGGGCACCCCACCATTCACGTCTGCGTC